GCCATCCGCGAGACGCCGGCGCTGCGCCGCAAGGTCCGCGCCGTCGTCAGCCGCGACGAGAACGGCAGCACCGCGGCGTTCAAGCGCTTCCCCGGCGGCTTCCTGCAGCTGGTCGGCGCGACCACGCCCAAGCAGCTCGAGATGCGCACCGTGCGCGTCATCCTGTTTGAGGAGATCTCAAAATACCCCCGCGACGTTGAGGGTCGCGGCTCGCCCATCAAGCTGGCGCTCTCGCGTACCGACATGTGGACCGGGCGGGAGAAGATCTTCGACTGTTCGACCCCGCACATCAAGGGCCAGTGCGAGGTCTCCAACCAGTACGAGGCCGGCAGCCGCGCTGCGTACCAGGTGCCGTGCCCGCACTGCCAAACGATGCAGGAGCTGGTCTTCAGCCGCCTGCAGTTCCCGCAGGACGTCGACGCCGAGCAGCTTACCGAAGCCCGCTACCTCTGCGTCGCGGCCGACTGCGGCGCCGAGATCGAACGCCACCACCTTCCCGCCATGCTGGCCGCCGGGCGTTGGATCCACGAACGCCCCGAGCTGGCCGACATCCACCCGAGCTACCGGATCAACATCCTCTACTCGCCCGTCGTGCCGTGGCTCGAGGTGGCGCGCCGGTACCTGCGCGCGAAGAAGGACCCGACCGGCGGCCTGCGCCCCTTCTACCAGCAGGCGCTGGGCGAGCCGTGGGACGAGGCGTTCGATTTGCCGAAGGCGGATGTCCTCATGCTCCGCCGCGACAGCTGGAAGCCCGGCCGCATCCCGCCCGGCGTGCTGTTTGTCACCGGCGCGACCGACGTCCAGGGCAACCGCCTGGAATGGGCGGTTTGGGGCTTCGACCGACACTTCGGCCAGTGGCGCATCGCCGGCGGCGCGATCCTCGGCGACCCGACCAAGGCCGAGGTTTGGGCCGAGCACGACAAAATCCTCGGCAAGCGCTGGCGCGACGCCTGGGGCCGGGACGTGGAGCCGCGCAGCTGGGGCATTGATTCCAGCTATTTGTCGGGTCACGTCTACGCCTACGCGATGCAGCAGATGGGCCGCCACCCCTTCCCGGTGCTGGCGCTCGACGGCCGCGACGGCTGGCGCCTGCCGCCGATCGGCAAGGAGCGCTGGGTGAAGGTCCGCCGCCCCGGCCAGGAACACCTGCCGGACGACGTGCTGCCGAAGTGCCCGATCTACCCCGTCGGCACTTGGGACATGAAGTCGGAGCTCGCCTCCGCGCTCCGCCTGACCGAACGCGGCCCAGGGCCCGATGGCTGGCCGGACGGCGCGCTGCGCTTCAACGAGGAAGTCGACCGCACTTGGCTCGAGGAGCTGCTGGCCGAGCGCTTCGTCGAGGACCCGCGCACCGGCAAGCGGAAGTGGGACAAGGTCGCCGCGCGCAACGAGGCGTGGGACCTCGCGGTCTATACGCGCGCGCAGGCGCGCGGCTTGGCGCACGGCATGACGCCGGCCGACTGGGACGCGCTGATCGCCGAGACGCAAGGCGCCCCCGCCGAAGCGCAGCCCGACCTGCTCGACACGCTGACCCCGTCGCTGAAGGCCCAGGCTGAGGCCGCCGCGAAGGCCAAGGTCGCCGAAGCCGAGCGCCTCGCCGCCGCCGCGGCCGCCATGCAGGCGCCGCGCCCGCCCGAGGAACGGCTGTTCGACGGCGCCGAAGACTTCGCGTGGGATTAGCGCCGCAGCGGTGAATCAGTCGCTCTGGAGTAGGAGATCGCCGTGGCCTTAACCGCCGCCGACATCGACGTGCTGGACCGCGCGATCGCCAGCGGCGTGCTAGAAGTCCGCTTTGCGGACGGCCGCACCGTCAAGTACCGCAGCCTGGACGATCTGCTGCGCGCCAAGTCGCTCGCGGCCGGGGAGGTCGGCGCGGCCGACCCCGCGAACCAGCCCGGTGGCGTCACCTATGCCGAGTGGAGCCGCGCCTGATGCGCTTCCGCGTCGAACAGGCGCTCGCGCGCATCGGCCTGCCCGGCCTCGCGATGCGCATGGCGCACGCCCGCGTCGCGCTGGATGAGGCCGCCCGCGCCTATGACTTCGCGCAGACCACGCGCGCCACGCGCGGCTGGCGCACGCCCAGCACCTCCGCCGCGGCCGAGGTCGGCCCCGCGCTGGCGGTCATGCGCAACCGATCGCGCGACCTGGTGCGTTCTAACCCCTGGGGCATCAAGGCGCGCCGCCAGATCCCCGCCCACTTGGTCGGCAAGGGCGTGACGCCCCGCCCCATCGCCGGCGCCGACCGCACCCGCCGCCGCGCCATGGACGTTTGGTGGGCCTGGTCGGAGGAGACGGACGCCGAAACCGGCCTCGGCTTCGCCGCGCAGCAGTCGCTGATCGCCGGCACGATCTTCGAGAGCGGCGAGGGCTTGGTGCTCTGGGATCCGGCGCCTGACGCCCCCGGCGGCTGGACGACCCGCGTGCTCGAGCCGGACTACCTCGACGAGACGATGAACGAGCGCAGCCGCAACGGCTCCGGCCAGATCGTCAACGGGATCGAGTTCGACGCCGCCGGCCGCCGCGTCGCCTACCACCTGTTCCGCGACCACCCCGGCGACTTGGTGCCAGGCCTGTTGCCCCGCCGCGAGCGCGTGCGGGTCGAGGCCCGCTTCGTCGACCATGTGTTCGAGGTCCTGCGCCCCGGCCAGACTCGCGGCGTGCCGTTCATGGCGGCGGCGGGCCTGCGGCTGCGCGACCTCGACGACTATCTGGAAGCCGAGCGCTGGCGAAAGAAGGTCACCGCCGCCTTCGCGGTGTTCCTCAAGACGCCGGCCGGCCCGGCGCAATCGAGCCTCGGCCAAGTGCGGACCGAGACGACGCCCGAAGGTCCCCGCGCGGTGGAGCGCATCGCGCCGGGCACCATCAAGCGCCTGCGCCCCGGCGAGGAACCGTTCTTCGTCACGCCCCCCTCGGACCAGGGCCTCGAGGGCTACATCAAGGCGGAGCTGATGGCCGTCGCGGCCGGCATCGGCGCGCCCTATGCCGAATTCACCGGCGACTTGCGGAACGCGAATTACAGCTCCATGCGGGTCGGTCGGCTCGAATTCTACACGCTGATCGACATGTGGCAGTCGCACATGCTCAAGCCGATGCTGCTGCGCCGCGCCTGGTTGCGCGTGCAGGGCGCCGCCGGCGTGCCGAACCTGCCCGCCGAGTGGTCTTTCCCGAAGCGCCCCTGGGTCGATCCGGAGGCGGAGATCAACGCGGAGATCAAAGCGATCCGCGCCGGCCTGATGAGCCAGCCCGACGCGCTGGCCGCCCGCGGCGACGACTGGCGGGAGACGCTTGCCGAGCAGGCGCAGTTCCTGGCCGAGGCCGACCGTCTCAACCTCGTGCTCGACACCGACCCGAAGCAGACCTCGCAGGCCGGCCTCACGCAGTTGCGGCAGCCCGGATCGCAGCCGCCCGACACCGAGCCTTCCGGCGCCGGCGCCGGCACCGACTGACGGAGACCCCGCATGTCCGACCGCTCCACCCCGCCTGCGCTCGTCGGCGGCGACCTGCTGCGCCGCGACCCACGCCCCGGCGGTGACGAGAAGCGTTTGCTCACGGCTGATGACCTCGCCTTCGCACCGGCGAGCTACGACGCCGAGACGGGCACCGTCGATGTCGTCTGGTCCACTGGCGCCGCCGTGAAGCGCTACGATTACTGGACCGAGCGCTACTACATGGAGGAGCTCGACCTCCGCGGCGCCGACATCGCGCGCCTGCAGCAGGGCGGCCCGGTGCTTATGGATCACTGGGCGAGCGTCGCCGACCTGGTCGGCTCCGTCGTGCCAAACAGCGTGCGCATCGACGGCACGCGCGGGGTCGCGCGGATCCGCTTTGACCGCACCAGCGGGGAGGGCCAGCGCGTCGAGGCGAAGGTCGCCGCGGGGCACCTCCGCCACGTCTCCATCGGCTACCGCGTCTCCACCTGGGAGAAGGTGCGCGCCGACAACCCGGACGCGCTCGATCGCTACATCGCCCGCGCCTGGGAGCCCTTTGAGATCAGCTTCGTGCCCGTCCCGGCTGATGCCGGCGCCGGCACGCGCGGCGCGCGCGGCGCCGACACCACCGCGCCCCCGACCACCCCTGACATCACCAACCGGGCCGAACCTGCGGCCCGCCACCCGGAGGGCCAGATGGACGACAAGCATAACCCAAGCGCGTCGCAGGACGCGCCGACCCTGGATGCCGACGCCGAGCGCAAGCTCATCCGCGAGGCCGAAGTCGCCCGCGCGCGCGACATCCGCGCCGCCGGCACCGCCCTCGGCCAGGCCGAGCTGGCGGAGAAGCTGATCGCGGAAGGCGAAGACCTGGCCACCGCGCAGCGCAAGATGATCGAGGCCGTGGCCGCCGCGCGCGCCGGCGCGGAGAAGCCGAACCCGGCCCACGTCCAGGTCACCCGCGACGAGGGCGACACCAAGCGCGCCGCGCTGTCCGCCGCGCTTGAGCACCGCGCCGGCGTCCGCAAGGACCTTCCCCAAGAAGCGCGCGAGTTCCGCGGCATGCGCATGCTGGACTTCGCGGCCGAGTGCGTCCGCATGGCCGGTGGCAACACGCGCGGCCTGGTGCCGGCGGAAATCGCGCAGCTCGCCCTCGGCCATCGCGGCGCGATGGCGCGCAGCGGCGTCGGCCTGCACACCACCAGCGACTTCCCGAACCTGCTGGCGAACACGGCGTCGAAGGCGCTCGGCGCCGGCTATGGCTCGGCGCGCCGCAGCTTCACCGCCTTCGCGCGCCAGCGCACGCTGCCGGACTTCAAGTCTTTCCGCGTCGTCAACCTGTCGGGCGCGCCGCAGCTGCTGCAGATTGCCGCCGTCGGCCAGGAAGCCGGCGACATCACCTTCGGCACCGTCGGCGAGGGGGCTGAGACCTACCAGCTGTTCCGCGCTGGCCGGCGCGTCGCGATCAGCTTTGAGGCGATCGTGAACGACGACATGTCCGGCTTCTCCCGCGTGCCGCAGCTGTTCGGCACTGCCGCCGCGCGGCTGGAATCCGAAACGGTCTACGGCATCTTCAACGCCAACCCGAACATGTCGGACAACATCGCGCTGTTCGCGGCGAACCACTTGAACGTCTTCGGCAACGGCGTCAGCGGCTTCTCGGCGGGCGACGGCGTGCTGGACGTGAGGGGCCTCGGCGTCGGCCGTCGGGTGATGCGCACCCAGACCGCGCCGAATGGCGACATCATCGACCTGCAGGCCGCCTTCGTGCTGGTGCCCGCGACACTCGAAATGGCGGCCCTGCAGTTCACCTCGGCCAACTTCGTCCCCGCGCAGTCGAGCGCGATCAACCCGGCGGTGAACACCAGCCTGACCCCGATCGTCGAGCCCCGCCTGGCCAGCGCGACGCAGTGGTACCTGATCGCCGACAACGCCGAGGTCGACACGATCGAGTACGCCTACCTCGAAGGCATGGAGGCGCCGCAGATCACGACCTACACCGACGAGAGCACCGACGGTGTGATCGTGAAATGCACCCACAACTTCGGCGCCAAGGCGACCGACTGGCGCGGCATGGCGCGCAGCACCGGGACGTAATTCGCGCTTGCCTTCGCGGCCTCGGCCCTCCGGGCCGCCTGGTTCCCGTTCAACCCACGATGTCGGCTCCGGCGCCATGCGCCGCGCCGCGGAGATCCCACGATGGCCAAGAACTACGTCGGCCCTGGCGACAAAGTCCAGGTGACCGCCCCCTACGCGCTGACCTCGGGCCAGGGCTGCCTCGTGCAGGCCCTGTTCGGCGTGGCGCAGAACAACGCCGACAACAACGCCCCCGTCGTGCTCGACACGACCGGCGTCTACGACCTGACGAAGGAGCCCTCCCTTGCCATCGCGCAGGGCGCGCGCGTCTTCTGGGACAACACGAACCGCCGCATCACCACCACCACGACCGGCAACTTCAATGTCGGCTTCGCGTGGGCGGCGGCGGCGGCTGCGGACACGACGGTGCGCGTCAAGCTCGATCGCGGCCCGGCGCTCGCGGCCTGACGCGGAGGCCGGCCGATGCACATCAGGATCATCGCCCGCGCTGCGCTTCCGGGCGGCGGCATCGCCAACCCCGGCGCGGTGCTCGACCTGCCGGAGGGCGAGGCGCGGGGGGGGGGGGGCAGGAGCCCCCCCCCGCTGGCGGCGCGGGCCCCCCCCCGGCGC